ACTAAGTTAAGAGGATATGCTGGTGGCTTAAATATGGTAGCAGGAGACATTGTACCTGGCTTAGGACCATTGGCACAGATACCTGCTAGTGCTATTTTACCTTCTACTCCTGATGTAGATAAAGTTTTCTTTCCATACGGCAGACCAGAAGACGGATTAAAAGAAATGGCAAACCCTATATACTATGCTAAACAAGCTATGCCTAGTTGGTTTAGAAAAGTCATTATAGCTGGTGACTCAATGGATGCTGAGTTTCAAAGAAGTTATGCTAATACTGTAAAAGAAATTCAAAGAGCTATGTTTATGACACAGTCTTATGATGACTCTACACCAGAACAAGAAGTAGCTTCATTAGAAAAAGCAAAAAAATTAGCTACACAAAGTCTTTTACATAGAGCGTTTATACAATTCATAGCTCCTACTGGTGCTATATTGCAATACGATTATGAAATTGGACCAGGTGGTAGAGCTTATCTAGACCCAATAGAAGCAAAAGAAGAAGACCCAGAAGGTAAATACTTTGCACAAACACTATTAGCTGATGCATATTATCAGATGTTAGCTAAGTCAGGTGGAGATAGAGTTATTGCAATAGCACAGTTTATCAAGGTATTTGGTTTTGACCCTACAGCTTTATTGACTTCTAAGTCAAAACAAATTAAGAAAGTTTCTTTTACAGATGATGGAGGATACTTTAAACAACTTAATGAAACTGTATTTAAAGAATACCCTGATGTTGCATATTACATGTATCCAGATAGTCCTTTAGATGAATTTAATTTTCAAGCATGGAATAATGCATTCACTGATGGAGATAGAGTTAACCTTAGTCCTGAAGAATATAAACAAGCTGTAAGACAAGCACAAGGAAGTTTGGCTTATGAACATGCTAGAAGAGTAATAATGGACGGACCTATGTATGCAAACTTGCCATATCAGAAAAGAGTAGAACAACTATATCTAATAAGACTACAACTACAACAACAGTTTCAAGGATATGGAGATACATCAACAGCACCACGTTCGTTATCTACTGATGCAAAAATAAAACAACTTACTGAAATGATACAAAGAGAAGGCGATACTTCCATAACAATGCCTGATGGTACTACTCAGAAGTTAAAAGATATGTCAGCAATGAAAGGAATCATTAAATACTTAACAGCAAGACAAAGGGTATTGAATGTAATAAAATCAGAGTATGGATTAAATGCTACATTAAGTAGAGCAGAAGCTAAAGAATCTAGAGCTTATCTTCGAGGAGTAGCAAACAAAGTAATGTTAGAAAATCCAGACTTTTACTTTATGTACTTTGATGTATTCAGAGTAGAGATAGAAGAAGAAGTAAGTTACTATGGAGGAGATATTTAATGGCGTATACAGAAGAAGAGCAATCAGTTATTGATGATATTTTAGGTGGTCCTAAAGTAGAAGTCGGCTATGGTCGATTTACATTTGGTGCAACAAGAGATGGTTTTCAATCAAAAGATTTTGATGACGAAAAGTTTAATGATTTTCTAAGTATATTCTTTTTAGGAAATGACCAGTTTGTAAGACAATTTGCAACTAATGTTAAAAATTATTTAGGTGCAAGAACAAGTGGTGGAATGGAACCAGAAGGTACATTTGATTCACCTGATATAAGTTTAGCTGAGTATCATCTATACGCTGAAGCTGTTTATGGTATACCTTGGGACGAGATGCCACCAAATATGCAAGACGCAATTAATTTTACTTATGAATCATTAGCATATAATAATCCAACATCAGCAGAAGCTGCTTCTCAGATAAAAGAAAACGCCAATGTTCTTATTGATTTACATGAAAAAGGTACACTGCCAGAAGAATTACAGCACATAAGTAGTGACATAGTAGGTACAGCTATATCAGCAGGCTATACAGACCAAGCTGACTTAGCCTATAAAGCACAGATAGGTAAAGAAGCCAAAGACGGAGAGTACATAAAAGTAGCAGCTGAAGCTATAAATTTTGATAGTGCAAAAGAATTACAAGATAAACTAGACAACGATGAGATAACTACACAAGAGTACATAGCTGGAATAGAAAACATTATAGATGCTGAATACGGTGAAGACTATGTAAGTAAATTTATTAACGAAGGTTACAGTATTTCAGATGTCCCAACATTGTATGGACCTGGTATGGAGATGAGTCCAGAAGAATCAGAACAAGCAAGAGCTAGAAATTATTTTGGAGAAACAGATTACTACGGTATTGGAGAACTTAATTTAGATGTGTATAGCGAAGATACTGGGCAAGGCACTCAGCCTTTATACCAGACAGGATTAGGTACTTCTCTGTTTGCTAATGCATCACCTGAAGACATAATGGATACTCAGTTGTTGTTAGTTGAATCAGGATTTTTACAACCATTTACTTTTGTTTATGGAGTGCTAGATAACAATCCAGGTGGAACAATAGAAGCTATAGAGTCAGCTATGTCAAGGTTTAATTTAAATGGTGATGGTATGGCTAGGCAGGATTTGTTTAGTATATTATTGGCACCTGGTAGTACAGCAGCAAACATGAATGTATTCTTAAAAGAAAACTTTAAAGATACTTTATCAGACTACGGTTATGGTACTGGTGCTTTCGAACCTGGCTTTGGTGGAGAAAACGCATACCAGAATATATTTCAATATACTAAACCAAACTTTTCAAATGCAACAAATGTAATATCAAATGCAATAACAGAAGGTTTAGGTAGACCTGCATCTGATGGAGAGTTGCAACAATACTTTGATTGGTGGTCTAAACAAGACTACTCATTACAAAAACAAAACTTTGATATAAGACAAAGGAACATGCAACTTGAACTAGAAGATGCAAGAAAAAGAAGAAAGTATGCTGGTCTTGGTATGAGTTCACAATTTACTCCTAGTCAATTAGAAGGAGAAGTAAATGTAGATGCAGCTATGGCTAACAGTTTCAATGACTTTATGAGAAATACTTATGGAGATATTATTACAGGGAGTCAAGCAGATGCACAGTATAGGAAGTCTTTTGCTAGCCTTATGGGTAGCCTCGCCAATATCAGTTCCCAACCTGGAAACTAATATGAAACTTACAGAAGAACTTATAGAACACATAGAAGAACTAGAAGGATTTAAAGATGAAGCATACTATGATGTCAACAATAATTTAACTATTGGTTTTGGACATACCCAAGCTACAGAGACTTTTGATTTTGTTGAAGGACAAACTATAGATAGAGAAAAAGCACTAGAAGTTTTGCAATTAGATTTAGAACATGCAGAAGGAATTGTTAAAAATCTTATTAAGAATAGTCCTAATGTATCAATAGAAGACTTTACACAAGATGAATTATCGTATGCTGTTTTAGTTTACTTCAATAGACCTTGGGCTTTAAGAAATGTACAAGGTGAACTTGGTACTTATGATGGGTTAGAGTTAATAGCTGAAGGTAATTTAGATGACGTTATGGCTGACCAAGAAGCAAAGTTTAATAGAAAGTATAATAATGAAATACCTCCGTGGGCAACTAATAGGTTAACTAAAGAAAAAGATTATACAACATTTGATACACCGCCAATTGATGACCCACCACCACCAGATGATGACACACCACCAGAGGATAAAGAAGTATTGTATGAATATACTTCCTATGGAGTAGGTCCAGGTTTTCGAAGTCTAGGTGGAGAATTAAAACAAAAACATTCTATATTTAATCCACAAACAAAAGAAAGACAATTTTTTGATACTGACTTAACTAAAGAACAACAAGATAAAATAGATTCTGAAAAAGAAGACACTGTAGGAAACGACTTCACAAGATTTTTTAAATCATTAGGTGATACAATAAAAGAAAGATTTAGTATAAGTGGTGCTATAGACAAACAACTAGACTTTATGGAAAAAACATATAGTAGAAAAGAAACTGATTAATGAGAGAACCAATAACAATTGTTAAAGACGGACAGACTAAAGTCATAGAACTAGAAGATTTTCCAATCTTTGAAGAAAAAGGTTGGTCTATACAAGAAGAACAAACATTAGCTCCTGTAGCAAATGCTAATTGGGTTCATAGTAATAAATTAGTTGCAGACGCAGTTTATGTAAAAGAAGGCGTAGTATATTTTGCTTATGACATATCAAGCCTAGTTGGCTACCCAGCATTTATATCTTATGTAGCTAATGGATTAAGTCCTAATAAGTATTCAACTAACTGGGGTGTATCTGGAGATGGAGAAAACAGAGTAGGTCCTGCTATATCTAACACACCTCCAGCAGGGGAGATTATAGAAGACCCTAGCCTATCTATGACAGGTTTTACAATAGGTGGAGAGTATGCCTCAACAGCTAACAATAGTTATTCAGATTTTGTTTTTAGTGGCTTTGACGAATTAAAAACTTCGTACCCTTGGTTGTTTGATGAAGTAAATGGTCAGACACCAGGTCTTACTTTATTGTTTGAAGCCTTAGCATTAGGTACATCAGTAACAGCAGAACAATTAAGTAGAGCTGGATTAACTACAGGCTACACACAAGGACAATTAGATTACTTAAATGCTACTATTCTTACAGGAGGAGACGACCCTTTATCATTTAATTTAAATGGTGAATCAGTAACAAATCAAAAGTTTGCTAAGTTGCTAGGTACTAAAGAAGAAAAATTAGTTACAGCATTACAAGATGTTGGAATAAGTCCTGAAGTATTTAAAAGAGAAAATCCAGAATTGTACCAAAATTTATTAGACCAAACAGTCAAAGGTAAAATTACAGCTACATTGTTAGATGAGTACGTAGGATTTGTACTTGGCATAGAAGGATTTGATTTTGGTAAAGATAGTGATTTCTACCAGATTTTTTCAGGACCAAGAAGTGAACTTAATTCACCTGTATTTAATCAATCTAATTCATCATTTGCTAATGGTATGGTTGCACAAAACCAAGCTATAAGTTACATAGGTTTATCTAGATGGAGTGGGTTATCTAAAGAAGAACAAAATAATTTAGTAGAATTATATGCTAACGATACAAATACTTTTAATGATAGATTGCAAACTATGTTTGATAACGACCCAATATGGGGAGAAAAGTATGGAGGTAAAAATCTTAAATACTCTATGGTTGTTGGTCCATATAAAAGTTCTTGGCAAAATACATTTGGAGAAACAGCAGATGAGTTAGATGAATCGTTCTTAGAAGGCATAGGGTTATCACAAATAGATGCTAGGAAGAATTACAGAACAAAAGCATACAGTCAGAGAAATAAGTTCTTTATGAATAGTATGTCAGAAAATATAACTAATAGTCTAGGTGGAAATGTAATACAGTCAGCTAGGATAGGGTAATGGCAAAGTTTAATTATTACAGAAGAGACCAACTTACACCTATAGAAACAGATGATTCAACCCGTGCAGGTAGACAATTTATAACCGATTTAGAAAGTGCTGGATACTATCAGGATAAAGGACGAGCTATAAGAGAATCAGAATCATTTGTAGGTGGTTCAAGTTATACTGCTCCAGCATCAACAACAACCTCTACTTCTACTACAGAAGAAGAAGCAATAAACCTTAGTCCTAATCAGGTATATTTGCGTTTGCCTTGGCTTAAATCATATGCAGGAGATAATGCAGATAAGTTAGTAGATGCTTATATAAAAGGTTTTATTGAAGGTGACGGTTCAGTTACTGCTGCTGTAGCTTCAATGAGAGAACTTCCTGAATATCAAACAGTATTTCCTGGAATAGTAAACACTGAAACAGGTGCTATTAGAATGTCAGAAAACTCTTATGTTGCAGGATTTGAACAAGTAAAAGCATCATTAATTGGTAATGGACTTGGTGGGTATGCTAAACAAAAAGGCAGAGAAGTTTACGCAACTTTAGTAACTAATCAAGTATCACCGAATGAATACATAAATAGAGTACAAACTGTTCGTTACAAAATATTTGACAGAATGGATGAAGGCATGAAGCAAAATGTTGTGTCTGCTTATAATGATTACTACTCTAATGAGCTTGGAGAAGATGTTAAATTAGATGAATCGTCAATACTAGCACTTGCTATGGACCCTAATTTAAATACAGAGATACTACAAAAAAGATTAAACGCATCTGAACTAGGTGCAATCTATACTACAGAAATAGGACAAGATGTTTCTTTAGAACGAATACAAGAGTTTACACAAGCAGGTATTACACTTGGCTCAGCAAGAAATCAGTTTTCTACTGCAGCTACAACAGCAAGATTATTAAACACTATGTCAAGAAGACAGAA